ACACATCAGGTAGAACTATTGAACTACATACTGAGAATGGTCACCTATGCCAAGTCATTACAACTTTCTCCACTGGCTTGACCTCGCTTAATGGACTGACTGCTCAGACTCAGCTGCTCGCAGTTGGAACGGCAGGCACTGACTTTGCGATTAACTCCACAAGTGCTACTCATACCTTTAACCTACCTACGGCAAGTGCTGCCAACAGAGGTGCATTGAGCACAGCTGATTGGACGGCATTTGATGCTAAGCAAGCAGCACTGGTAAGCGGCACCAACATCAAGACCATCAACTCGACTTCGATACTTGGCAGCGGAAACTATGCCACTCCCTTTGAGCTTGTTGTTGCGGCATCGGATGAGACCACTGCGCTTGCAACTGGAACGGCAAAGATTACTTTTAGAATGCCGAGAGCTGTCACACTTACAGCGGTAAGAGCATCGCTTACAACGGCTCAAGCAAGTGGCACAATATTCACCGTTGACATCAACGAAGGCGGCTCAAGTATCTTAAGCACTAAGCTAACCATTGACAATACAGAAACTACAAGTACAACGGCTGCCACTCCGCCAGTTATTAGCGACACTGCACTTGCTGATGATGCAGAGATTACAATCGACATCGACCAGATTGGAAATGGAACAGCCAAAGGATTGAAGGTAATGTTAATCGGTAACTACGCATGAGTTTCTTAGTTAACCCATATTCTTACGCTGGATGCGATTCTGATGCTTTGGCATTCTTAACTGCTACTGGTATTACCGATGCCACAATCACATCAGCTATTTGCACATTGGTGAAAACGATGAAAGCAGACGGAACGTGGTCAAAGTGTAATGCAATTTATCCGATGGTAGGTGGAACAGCAACAACGCATAAGTTCAACCTTAAGAATCCTGCCGATACAAACGCTGCATACCGACTTAGCTTTGTCGGAGGTTGGACTCACTCAAGTAATGGTGCTTTGCCAAATGGTACTAATGCTTATGCTGACACCTTCCTTGCAGGTAATGTTAACACTCAAAACAGCTCGCACCTTAGCTACTATTCAAGAAGCAATACAGCAGGCGGAGTTGGTGTGTTTAAGGTTGATATGGGTTATTTAAAATTGACTCCAACGGGGATAAATAATGTATTGATTTTAAAAAGAGATAATCTTTCTGCTGGTTTAATTAATACTGCAACATCATTAACATCTACAACTGCGTTGACTAATACTCAAGGTTTTTATTTAGCAAATAGAACAACATCAATATTAAACAGATTGTGGAAAAATGGCGTGGTAGTTAATAGCAGCGCAGATGTTAGTGTTGCGCCTTCAACTATTTCAAATTATATCGGTGCAAGAAATAGCCCTGATAATCTTGGTGTTCGTAACTTTACCGATAGGCAATGCGCATTTTCAACTATCGGCAGCGGCTTAACTGATGGCGAAGCGGCAGCACTTTACACCTCAGTACAAGCGTTTCAAACAACCTTATCTCGTCAAGTATAATGCAAGTCCACTTACTCACAGAAGAACAGGCAGGATGGCTCGATGGTGTCGAGTTCGTTGCTGACAATTACTTTAACCCAATCCAAGATGCAGATGGCAATTGGATAATCTCAACCCAAGAGGTAGAGCAGTCATCTCTTGATTGGGTAAAATTCTTACCTTTGATAACCTACAAACCTATAACGACATGGCAGGCGTAAAAATTACAGACTTAGGAACATTGACTGCACCAGTGAGTGCAGACTTACTATACATCGTGGATGTATCCGATACCTCACAATCTCCACAAGGCACATCGAAGCAAATTGAACTTGGCAACTTAACTGCATCGCTTGATATTGATAGTGGGGTGTTTACTCCTTTTTATGATAACTTAGTGCAAATTACTGCACCAGCTGCAGCATATACTGGGGCATGGACAAGGATTGGTGAGAACATATCCTTTGGAGTTCAACTTACTGGAGATTTATCTTTGGCTCAAACAAGTGGCTCATTTACTATCACACTACCTGAGATTGTCAACAATTTAGGCAATGATAATATTTCATTTATTATCGGTACTTATGATAATGTAACTGGAAATGAGAAAGCAATTATATATCCAAACATTGGAGCATTAACTGCAACAATTGAAATTGAAGGATACACGGCTGCATCAACTTTCTTTCTATTTGTAAATGCAATCTACAAAAGATGAAGACCTCATCTAACGGCATTCGACTCATACAGGAGTTTGAGGGCTTGCGCTTGACCAGTTACCTCTGTTCGGCAGGAGTGCCGACCATAGGATACGGCGCAACCTACTACCATGACGGCAGCAAGGTGAAGCTCGGTCAGACCATAACCAAAGAGCAAGCCAATCAGATGCTTATTGATCACCTTAAGGAGTTCGAGGGCAGCGTGCTTGGACTTCTTAACACCACCAAGGTGAATCAAAATCAGTTTGATGCGCTTGTAAGTTTTACCTATAACCTGGGCGCAGGCAACCTTGCCAAGTCGCAGCTGTTGAGGTTTGTAAAAGCCAATCCAAACGATCCGAGAATTGCAGCTGAGTTCCTCAAGTGGAACAGAGCAGGCGGCGAAGTTGTGACTGGGCTTGTAAGAAGACGTAAGAAAGAGGCGCAACTTTATTATGCAGCGGTTGTATAAGGTCTACCTGGCAAGGCATAAGACAGAGCCATTTGTTATGCTTGACGAGATGGACTTAACCTTTGAGCAGTTTGAGGAAAAATTAAAAACATCTTACGCATTTAATTTCATGTGGGGCAATGGCAAGTAAACCAGTTAGCAAACCAAGGCAAGTGCTTGACATACTGCTTAAGTACTGGAGGCCAACGATTGGCTCCTTGGTGATACTCGGTTCGGTCTTTGCGTTAATCTTCAAACAGATTACAACAGAAACACTTGCAGCAATTGTGGCCGCAATGGTAGCCGCAGGATACATACCTAAAAGCAACGACAATGGATGACGGCATCGACTCAGTACAAGTGATCACTACCCTCGATGAGGGTTGCGTGGTGGGTATTGGCTGCAAGGTCCATACGCATCATCATCGCATAGAGGTTAAGCCGCAAGTGATTTATCAGTCAATGGAGAAATTCACTATCTTTGGCAGGAACTATTGCACTAACCAATGGGGGCAAACTTACGAGCTACCACCAATTGAGCCAATGCCAGAGCCGATATTTATGCAGCAAACCTACGCAAGCGACACCATTCAACCGAGCACATCTGCATTCTTGCTTGCGCCAAAGCCAGAGGCAAAGATCATTATCAAGCCGCGCACTGAGTTCACCGAGTACAAGCCAACAATGGATGCCCCTATAATGGGCATGCTGCTAACATTTACAATCTACCTCACAGCGCAATGGGCATGGAGCTCGATGGGCGCATGGTCTAATCTTTACAGCGAACTCTCTACATGTCTTCGCTCTTCATCTTAGAGCATAGCATAGATTTATTCTATGTGGTTACTGATGAGCATGGGCTTATTGTCTCAAGCAATGAGCTGTTTAAAAATTACTCAAGCCACATCAAGCCTAGTAAGATAGGCGAAATCATAAGCATCGAAGGTGACAAAGATGATTTTATAAAAGCCATCGAGACAGCTCGCAAGCATTCGCCTGAGCCATCGCGTGTCTATGCTCGCACTCGCCAGAAGAACACATCAGATAGATACAACGTATGGAACTGCTTTGCAATTGAGGACACGCTCCACTTCATCGGTGTCCAGATTGTCGATGTTACATCCATAAATTCGCATGATCACGAGCGGCAGCGCATGCTACTTGAGGAATTCCGCTTCATGCTTAGCCATGAGATACGGCAACCACTCACCAACATATCTGGACTTGTGCAGTTGATGCTCAACCATCCTATGTCAAATGACAACGAGAAGCGTGACCTACTTAAGATGATTAACACATCAGTGATTAAGCTCGATGATGCTATCAAGGTGCTCATCAAGAAAGCAGCTCGAGAGTTATGACGGATCAGCAAGCAGATGAAAGACTGGTTAAGGTTGCTGCTTGGTACGTGATTGAGCGCGGCATGCCTGTATGTGTCGCATTGCAGATACTACAAGCGGAGCTCAAGGATAAACGATTGTTTTGGGAATCATCGCAAACACTTATAAAACTTATAAAAGATGGCATCTGTACGATATGAAATAATTATTCTCGGGGTATTCATTGCAATACTATTAGTGCTAATCAAATGCAACTCTGATGGGGTGCAGTCAGATTATACGCTTAAGCACACGATGTACGAGGACAGCATAGTGATTGCTTCACAGCGCAAGATAATCGCTCAGGCGCACTCTGATGCGGCAAAGCAAGCGCAACAGATTGCAGAGCTCGAAGTAAAAGTCAAGAACGCAAGTGAGGTGGTGAAGATTGAGACCAGGACAGTGATCAAAACGGAGATTAAGCTAGGTGATACAGTAATGGTGCAAGGCAAGCCATACATCCAACTGCCAAAGCCATTCCTTAAGCAGACCG